AGAGATTGAGTTTGGTCAATATATTTTTGACGAATAGCTGCTTGTTGAACAAGTGCTAGTTGGTTAATCTCAGGGAATGTTAAGAATACCTCTTTTTCATCTTCATCTAATACTGTATGGGGTAAGTTTTGAACTGAACCATTATCAACTAAGATTTGATCCCATACTTTATCTGTATTGTATCCTTTAGCTTCTAGGATTTTTTCTAGTTCAGGGTTTTTAACGATAAATGTTCCTTTAGCACCATTAAATGTATAAATGTTTGCTGGGTGGGGTTCAATACCTGCTGAACATGAATTAATACGTGAGTTAGATACTGTAGGGGCAATAGCTAACAAGTGTGTGTTACGCATACCAGTTCCTTTACACCAAAGCGGTTCACCATATTCTTGAGCTAACTTACGTGATGCTGCTTCAGCTTCAAGTTTAATTTGACTAAAGATAGTATGTGTCCAAGCTGTAGAAGCAATAGAGTTAAAGGGTAAATCCTTCTGTTGTAATAAAGTATGCCAACCCATTACACCTAAACCTAAAGCACGTCCTTTTTTAGCATGACGGTGTGAACGAATCATTGATTCTTTACCATTGGTTTTTTCAATAAATTCTTCCATTACACCATCAAGGAAGTAAATAGCAGTTTCGACTACATCTGTATTTTTCCATTCATCATACTTAGCTAAGTTAAGTGAAGATAAACAACAAATAAAGCTGTGTTCTTCATCTGTATGAAGTGTAATCTCAGTACAAATATTAGTCATACTTACATCAAGGTTATTCATCATGTAAGCCATTGGGTTAGCTTTATTGACGTTATCCTTAAACATGATGTAAGGTTCGCCTGTTTCAACACGTGATTTAAGAATCTCTAACCACAATTCCATTGCTTCAGGATCGCGGTCGTTTAGACGCTTCATAAACGCGTCGTCAATTACAGCACATTGATGTAAGTTAAGACATTGACGGTTAGGATCACCTTTGGGACGACGAATTTGTAAAAATTCTTTAATATCGCCGTGGTTGATATCTAAGTTAACTGATGATGCCCCTCTACGAACTGAACCTTGGTTAGTTGCGATAATAGTTGAGTCATAAATTTTAGCCCAAGGTACTACACCTTCACTTTTTCCGTTTCCACGGATTTCTGTTCCTCGAGGTCTAATTCTGCTAAGTGAGATTCCAACTCCACCTCCGTAAGATGTGAGTCGCATGAGCTCGGCATTAGTAAGTCCGATACCTCTAATTGAGTCAGGTGTATCGATGCCAAAGCAAGAAATAGGTAAACCCCTGTCAGTACCAGTATTACTAAGAACAGGGCTAGCCAAACCAATCCAGCCATTCCAAATATATTTAAAGAATTTGTTTTCTAAATCAGGTCTATTTAAACGCATTGCTACAGCATGAGCAACTCGTCTATAGGCCTTTCGGGGTGTTTCCCCTGGGAGTAAATATCCTTTTGAAATAGTACTAAGTGCTACTTCATCCATGTACTCAGGATAATCTTTACCCCTTTCCCATTGTGTGTAATCTGCTACTAAATTGTTGTCCATAACTTTTTAATTAAAAGATTGATGCTGCATCCCATTCCATATGGCCTTTAGAGTAATTAGTTACTCTATTGGCAAAAAAGTCTGTATGTTGTTTACCTGCTGAAAGGTGATCAAACCATTTCATTCTATTTACAGCTGTCATATCAACATCCCCTACAATTGGTTTATAACCTAAATCACCTAATTTTGTATTAACTCGGTTTTTAATAAAATGTTCAAGATCGTATTTACTACAACCTTCTAAGTCACCAAGCTCGTAAACCTTATTGATAAAATCAAGTTCAAGTTGTAAAGAAAGTAAAGCTGCTTCGTTAATTGCTGCCTCTAATTCAGGTGTTTTAAGTTCAGGGTTTTCTTCGATAAGAGTTCTGAATAGCCAGCAACCGGCTTCAGAGTGGAGGGATTCGTCTCTAATACTCCATTCAACAATTTGACCCACACCCTTAAGCTTGTTTCGCATCTTAAAAGATAAGAGTACGGCAAAGGAACTGAATAGGTTAACTCCTTCGGTAAATGCGGAGAAAATAGCGAGTGACTTAGCAATCTCGTGGAGATTTTTTTCACCATTAAAACTATCCCTAACAGCAGTAAGATTTTCAATTTTAGCCATCGTAGCCTCATCTTCCATAAATTCGGCGAAGTTTTCAAGTCCAAGTGTTTCATTTAATAAAGAATATGCTTCGGCGTGGATTGTTTCAAATGCACCGAAAGTTGTAGCCATCATAATAACTTCTGGTTTACGAAACCATTTTGTTACCAACCCCGACCAATAATCATTTACTACAGTTTCAGTTTGAGCAAACCCCTTTAAAATAGAACCAATAATATTTCTTTCAGTTTCATTTAAATTTTGTTTCCAATCATTTAAATCACTCATCATTGGGATTTCTGTATGTAACCAATGTGCTTGTTGTTGTTTTAGCCAGTAATCAGCTGCTTCTTGATATTCAAAGGGTTTATAGACAATACGTTCCTGCAATAGAGATTTCTTCTTTGCCATTAGTTTAATTAGTTAAAAATTATTGATTCATTAAAAGGTCACGCAACTGATTTTTTTCTGATAATGAAAAATTATCATTAATTGTGAAACCTTCATTTGTAGTAGATTCGGATGTACCTGCTAAAGATTCATATTCTTCGTCACTTACAATTTTGTACTCACCAATCGCGATGTTAATAGCAGCATTGTAAGTAAGTCCGTCCATTCCGTATCGATTTTTCATAATGTGGAGTTTACCAACTCCAGTTTGTTTATCTTTTGCTCTGCGACTAATGGATGCGGCAAAATCTGTAATCATCATTTTGTCATAAGAGCCCGCTGCTTTGTGTCCTTCAATAATTTCGTCTGTAGCTCCTTGTCTGTTGACTTGTGAGGCTGACCAAATTGGGATATCAAGCTCGCGGGCTAATCCTTTCGTGCTTGTATAAATATCATCAATTTCTTCCTTACGCTCACGAGCCGACTTTTTTGATTTAAGAAGGTCAACATAATCGATAACTACTAAATCTACTTTAGTACCTAAATCCCCACATTTTTGGATATGAGATTCGAGGGTTGACATAGATGCTTTACCAGGAGGAAATCCTTTAATAATAAGATTTCCAGGTAACTTAGTCATAACTGCTTCAACCTTATCTTTGTGTATAGCAATCTCGTTAGCTGGGATTTGGGTAAAGTAAGCATCAAAACGACGACCTACATAATCTTCACCTAATTCTAATGTATAGTAAATTACATTATACCCCATTCTAACAGCATGTCCTGCTAAAGCAACGAGCGACCAAGATTTACCAGCTCCAGGCCCCCCAAATATAAGGCCAAAATCGCCATTTCCAAGTCCACCCTGTAATAGGTCATTAAACTCACTCCAGGGTGTTGGAATAGTAATGCGTTGTTCTTCGCGATAACGCGATTCAATGTCTTTGTTATATTCATGTCCTATGTTTTTATCCATTCCTGCTTTTAGAGCGTTATCAATTAACCCTCTAATCGAATCATAGTCCTCGGCTTTAAGCAAATCTACACTATTAAGTAGTGCTTTTTTAAGCTGTTGGTTCTTACAAAATGCTGAAAATTCACTTTCGATGTATTCTGAGTCTGTAGCTACAATTTTGTATGCTTCACGAAGTTGTTCTCTAATAGATACTTTTAAAACATCATTAGAGACTTTCTCATACTCTGATTTTAATACTTCTGGAGTAGGAGTTGTATGGTACTGAGAATAATATTTTAGGATTTCATCTATAATCCATTTATGTGCTTGATTATCAAAATAACTTGAATCCAACACATCATGGATATTGGTTAAAAACTCTTTACGTTCAAGTAAGGAGTGGATAACCTTAATTTGAAATGCTGGTCCGTATTTATTTAAATCACTTAGGGTCATTTACAAAACTATTTAATGTTCGAAACTGGTTATTGAGCCAAAATTCAGGGTTTTTAATCAAATGACGTAACCCATCTTCTTGGTAGAATTTAAGAAATACCTCTGCGTTAAGCACGGGTGGGTTTTCTTCTATCAAACTATTTAGATAATCCTTTTCTAGTTGGTCAACCATTGGATTATGTAAGTTCATAATTTGATAATTTTTTCTTAGGTTACTTTCTTCAAATACTACTCTTGAATATATAACATTTTCCTTATATTTCCCAGCACTAATCTCTAGAATTTCATCTAAGGTAAGAATTCGTTCATTTAATTCAGGAAATAGTTTATGTAATTTTTTAATACCTAAACCTTTAATTCCTGGAACTTTATCTGAAGCATCACCCATTAGTACTTTGTATAACAAAAAGTTTTCGGGTAATACACCAAACTTTTCTCTTACATTATCTGGTGTATAATAATCCTTTTCGATAGGACGATAAACACAAATTTTATTACTTACTAATTGAATAAAATCTTTATCGCTTGATACAATAAACGCACGTGAGTTAGGGTGGGTATTGGTGATAGTTTGTGCTAAATGCGCGATAATATCATCAGCCTCTACCTTATCGAGCGCTATGGTTTTTACAGGGAGACACTTAAGATAATCGATTAACCTTACAATTTGATCTACTTTAGCATCGTGCTCATCTCCTACATCATCAAAAATTTCCCAGTTAGTAATACGAGACTGGTGACGGCCTGATTTGTATTCTGAAAGGATATTTTTACGATTCATTGATGAATTTTCTCCATCAAAAATAACATACATAGATGTAGGTTGTATGGCATTTATTAGAGTCCCTAATGAACGGATAAATCCACCTAAACCACCAACATGAACACCATGCTCATTAACAATATTGAGCATCGCAAAGTTTCTAAAAAATAGATTTAGACCGTCAATAAATAAAACTCTTTCATGTGGTGAGGAGGGAATCTCCGGCTCCTTATCCATACTATTAAGGAGCTCTAATAAATCTTTATGTGCCATAATGTTATTCTGGTTCTTGCTCGTAAGTAGAAGTAGTATCTACTATATCGGTTTCTTCGATAATATCAAAATTACCTCCACCTAAAATAGCACTCCATTCCTTAGCATGATCATCTTTATACTTCTTCAAATCTTTATCAGTATCTTCGATAAAACCGTGAGGAGTCATAATAATTTTTCCTCTGGTAGTAATACCGTTGATGTGATTTTTATCAATTTGAAGGTTAGTGCGTTTAGCAAATTCTACTTGTTTACCATCTTTAATCGCTTTGATCTTAGAGGTTCCGGCATTAGCAATATTACCAAATGTAATTACAAATGTAGCATCAAACCACATAGCAAAACCACCTTTGTTCATCAACTTGGGTTGACCCATTGGGTTATCTGGCTTAGCAGTCCAAACCTTATTAACACAAACCAATGTATTGGTGTATTTAGAAGATTCTTTACGAGACAATGTAATCAACTGATTTACACTATTACCAAATTGGGTTGACATTGCTCCAGCATTCCACTCGTTATTGTTCTTGTTAGATTTAACAGACATTTCACAAGGTACTGAACCGATTGAGTCCCAGAAAAAGCACAAGTCATAAGGTAAATTACCTTTTTTCTGTTCATCGAGCAAATCAAGAATAAATGCTGCTACGTCTTCAATTGTATGAATGGTTTCACGATCAGCGTAAATAAAGAAACCTTTGTAGTCAATTAATTCACCAGTTTCTTCGTCCCAGACTTCTTCAATTTCAAGACCCATTTGAGTAGCGTGCTCCCAGTTCCATTTCATCTCAGTAACGATGAATACTGGTAAAACACCTGCTTTTTGACAGGCAACAGCTGCTTCAATAAGTGCTGTTGTTTTACCTGTATCCGAGTGACCTCTCAGCAAACAAATGTGACCGGCTGGAATACCAGGCACAGATGTTACTGATTGGAAAGCAGGTGAGAGTGGGATCCATTGTTGAGGTTTAAATTTAACAGAGCCAGTTAGACCCTTTTTATTTTTAAAACTCCCTAGATCAAAATTATTTTTAATCTCAGCTGATACAGCTGCGGTTAAAGATTTACTTGCTTTTCTAGCCATAATTAGAATGGTAGATCGTCATCTTCTTCATCAAACAAGCTATCGAATTTATCTAGCTTAGTTTGTTTTACGTTTGAAGTTGATGTATTAAGTGAATAATTAGTTTGAGGAGTTTCGTTTTCATCATCAATGATGTCTCCTTCTTGAGGATCATCCTCAGGTGCTAACCAAGATTCAAGAGCTGCTTTCATCTCATCATAAGGAATCTGCTTAAATACACTTGTAGGATCAACTTGATTATCCATCCAAGACTCTACTTCACCACCATTCTCAGAAAGTGGGGAAACTTTCATTGAAGGAGAAGCTGTAGTACGATTGTACTTAGTACCTGTCATTTCAGGGCCCTCTGTATTCAACTTAATATCACGTCCAGACATTACATCAGTAAAATCACCTACTTCCTCATCCATAGCCATTTGTAAGAATGAAGAATACAATTCTTTACCGAACTGCCAAATTTTAACACCTTCGTCTTCCATACCACGAACGATAACAGGAGCGAAATAACGAACTTTTGGTTCGAGTTTCTTAGCCAATTTCCAGTTTTCGGGGTTGTCAGTTTGACGAAGTTTTTTAGCAAACTCTACTAGTGGATCTTTTTCACCAAAGTTAATTGGAGAAATCATTACTGGTTTCCCAATACCATAGTGGAAATACAATTCACTAAAAGGAGTTGACTTGTTAAACTTAGATGGTACAACACGAATTGTTTGTTTACCAATTGATGGTTTCCAAAACAATGATTTACCATTGTTATTACCTGTGGAAGCTGGTTTTTGCAGGGCTTCCAAACGCTGCTTGATTACGTCTAAATCCATAATATAACTAATTTTTGATTGAAACTAAATATACGAAACTAATTGTGGGAATCCAAGTTAAAGTTCAATAATTGTATGAATTTTTGTCTTTAACTCTTTTAATTCGTTTTGTTGTGTAAGTAAAATTGTATTACGATAATGCTGCCAATCTACTCTAAAACGAGGGTCTACTACACCACCATTTAAACGCTTAATCAATTCATTAAGAGCATTAATAGTATAAAGAGTATTTGTATCCTTTTTACGGTGTACTAAGATTGTATTTTCTGGGATTGAAGAAACATTGCCTTGCTCTACATTATATGTAACAACGTATTCGTTATTGCTCTTTACGTGCAAAACGAACATTTTATTATACATTATATCGTATCTAGTTTGCAAACTATTTACTAAGTCGTCTAAGTCTTCTAGACTAGTAAACGTGCAAAATAACTTATTATTCAAATCTATATAATTTTGGGATGAGTGTATATCTGACCCATAAATATAGTCGTACTTAGGCAAAGTCGTAGTTAATTCCATTCTTTTCTTTAATTTGTAACTTTAATTCGGCAAAAACTTGTTTTATTTGTTCTAATACGGGCAATTCGTTTTTATCTACATCAAACAAAAATGAATCGTACGTATAAAGAACGAGTTTTGTGTTTTTATTTTTCAATAACTTAAATATACGATAAAGGATTTCAACATTCAAGCTTGTTTCCATGTTTTGTAAAACATAGTTAAATAATTTTTGTGGGTTCATGTTTTCTAATTCCCACTCGCAAAATTGATAACCGGAGATAGGTGCTTCTATCCAACCGTGCTCTTGGTAATTGGCCCATAATTGATCCGTATATACTTGGATTTTCCTAAAGAACTCCAGGTCCTTATATTGGTCAAATACGCCCCCGTAAAGTTGTTTAAACGTTAATTCTTTAGCTTTGTTGTAATCAACGCCATACATGCTTGCAAAAGCCTTATGTATATCATCGTCACCAAAATTATAGTCGATAAGCATCCCACTAAGAGTAGGATGGTAGGCGCTAATATCATATTCCACAAACACATCATTACGAGGAATAAAGCTTTTCCTACAACCGTTTTCTTTTGGGAGAGCCGCGTAGTTGATACCATCAAACTTGTTGGAAGGCCTTGTAGTAAGGGTTTTAAAATTATAAGAAGTATAAACAAACTCGTCTGGCGAAGTCCTGTTAAAGTATTTTTCGAATTCATCTTTATCAATTTTTATACCATTACGTTCAATGGCGTTAAACACTAATGTAACTTTGTCATTATAAAACGGGTTTACCACGGTATTAACGCGGTGCTCCAAATCGTCATATACTTGCTCGCAAACCTCATAGTGCTTGGTAATAGGCACGAGTTGATTTACTGTTAATAAATCCGGAAAACGACGGTATAAAGTTGTGTGCGCTGTTGTTTGGGGAGGTATATACGGAGGAGATCCTAATGTTATATCTACAAGCTGTTTTAAAATTGTGTAGTGTAGGAATTCTTTCTTGTCTCTAACGTAAATCTTATCTAACCCTTTTAACCATAAATAAATCTCATCCTCGAATAAATTTTCACATTCGGGATGAGAGACAGGTAGGATATAGCCCTTGTGACCTTGGATAGGTCTTACATAAAAAGCTATAATTGAGTTTTGGGAGGGATGTTGGTATGGATTATTTGAAATAATCTCTACAAACACTTCTTTAAAACCACTATTTTGTAACCTTTCAAATTGTTCTTTATTCTCAATTAACCAAAACACTTATTAAAACTTTACTTATAAAACTTAAGATAATCACGTTTTAGGAAATCTCCAAATCCTCTTAACTTAAGTTTAAATTCTTTTAACTCCACTATATTTCTATTCACGTTGTAAACTTGTTCTTTATCCCCTGTTAATTTCCATGGAATAGAGAAGCCAATATAATACTTATTATTTATAAGATCACTGGTTTCTATAAAAATTTGTTCGTTTGTTTTTTTAGCAAAGTATCTTGTAAATTCCCCTGTTTTATAATCAGCGATACTTGGTTGGGGGTAAAATGGAGTAGGGGTTTGAGAAATACCCTTATTATATCTTATATTTTTTAAAGTACTATATTCTGAGTTTTCAGGATAAAATCTAGAATCCTCAGGATTATTATCTTCAAAGGATTCTGGAGTAGGGTAGTTAGGGAAGGTTTGTAATGAAATTAACTCTATATTATTCCCGTCTCCAGGATAGTTACCTGTATAAAATTTATTATCAAATGTGCTAAAGTAATTTCCTGTATAAGGTTGTAAAGTATCCTTATATGCTAAGTCTCCGTTAGAGTAGAGATTTGGGGTTATATGTGATTTAGGGTAATAAATCATTACTTAAAAGTTTCTTGTAGGATTTTTCCAGTTTCCTCGTCAGTGTACACATTCTTTTTGGCATATGAACCATCTGTACCCGCGGCATTTAAAGCATTTCTATCACTAGGAACTTGAATAGTAGCTCCAAAAACACTCCCTCCGGTAATATCGTTAACAAATTCATTAATTCCTCTAACAAAACCATTTTGTATATTATTATCTGGACCATATGGGGTAAAAAGATTTAATCTTTCTCCTGGGGTTCCCCAGAATTCCCAGTGCCAAGATTCATCAACACCTTTACCATCTCTTAATCTTAAGGGGTTGTACCATCCAAATTTAGGAGCGTGTTCAGCCCAAATTTTATAATCTTCATTAGTAGTTCTAAATGCTTGGTTAACATTAGGATTAGAAGTTAGTTTACGATTTTGGTCTCTAGAGATTAGCTCTTGAATATCTATTGCTCCTCCCCATCCGTGTGGACTTGAACCTGCGCTAGCTGTTTTGGCAGATGAATCATTACTTTTTAAACCTTCTTGGTGGTTATAACTTCTATAAGCTGAGGTAATGAGGTAGGTTTTGTTTGGGTAATTTTCTTCTAAGAATTTGCCAAATTCTAAAAGGGCTTCTGCTGCTGGTTCAGCTAAATAGTAATGACCATCGTAATAATCTTTATTAGTTTGTTGATTTAGAAGTTTAAATGCTCTAGTTGTGTTTGCTTCAAACGCTTCTTGACCATTTGCTGTGGTAGCATTGTTTAAAACAAAACTAACATTAGCAGTAGTATTACCTTTAATTTGTCCTATAGATATTAAAGGTGATTGTTGGAATCCATCTCCACCAGCTACAATAGGCAAAGTATCTTTTTGGTTAGGTAAATTAAAATTACCATTTGTGTTTAATCTAATAGTATCCCCAGTGCCGAATCCAGGATTATCTGCTATATACAACATTGTTTGGGATATTAAAGTTGCTAGAGCACTAGCATTATAAGAATACCATCCTACTAAATCTTCAAATCCTGTAGTAATAGCTGGTAATTGAGAGAGGAGGTATTCAAAGTCTATAGATAATTTATTACCAAATAATTTTGGAATAGACATAGTCGCTAAATGGGTAATCCATTTATTGTTTTCTATTT